ACCAAACCCATAGGTGGCATCATCCTTCAAGGGTTTGTCGGGGTTGGTCGGGTCAATGATCTTTGCTTTCATAAACAAGGGGGTTAGAATACATATGAGGCCAATCAAGGCGGGTATTGGAGAAATAGACAATGTAGTTGCAATGACAAATCCAATATACAAGTATATAATCGTACCGAGGAAGTTGTACATACTCGACAATGGATTACACGATCTCCAAATAGGTTCGGTAGTGCTCTTGTATTTATAGTCCGCGTCATTATTTTTATTGGTTTTCATTAACCAGCCAAAGTTTGTTATGCAAAAAATAATACATAATACGACACTTACAGGATAAAGCAAAATAGACGTATACATTAACAAATATGGACCCAATAATAATATCAAGGATTCATTTAGATAGCTGTTCATAAAATTAAATAGACTGGTAGTAATTCCATAGTAAAAGACAAATATATTTTTAATCACCACGCATAAATATTTTACCATGGAGCCTACATTTGGGTCATATTCAATCTTTCTTAACCTATCTAGCAGGTAGTTCTGTCTGGTATATTTATTTATTTCAAATGCAATTATCGTAGCAAATGCTTCATATGATTCTGTCCCTGTATTGTATATATGTGTAACATCTATATTTGCTTCCGGAGTATTGGTTTGATATTTAGGTGACTCTTCATCTGCAGGGGCTGGAGTATAAGGCATACACTCAAGATCAGTCGGTAAAATATTTGCTTGGGCTACTTTACAGGCAAACACGATTCTTGAACCGATTAAAAATATGATGATTAATTTTAACAAGAACGATAATATATCTTTACCCAATCCTGCCCAATTGATCTCTTTTTTTTGCGCATTTTCTCTGTTTCGTGCTTTATCAATTGCGGATTCCGGATCCATATCTTCGTTTATTTGTGCCATTTGTTGTTATATTTAATTGATATAAAAATTACCTACACACGACCCCAAAATACTCCAAAATACTCCAAAATACTCCAAAATAAATATTATATAATAACCGATTATGAAAAATATGAAATTATCTGTATTTATCATGTTCGCCTTAATAAGCGTATTATTATTTTTTGGATTAAGTAAATGGATGCATTCATTACTAAGACACGAATATGTGGTTGAATGTTTTATAAATGAGGCTAATGTGAATCTCCCAATCAATACAACCTATAGCTGTAAAAACATGTGCGGACCATATAATAAATGTTCTATTACTGGAGAGAGATGTCTAAGTGATATAGATTGCTATGGTTGTAAACCAAGCACGAGTGACGTATCAGATACTTTTCTTGAAATAAACAAGGTCCAGGGGGATGATGATGCAGGAAAATATGCGTTCATAGCTCCAAATTACTCAGAATTAACAACCGATGTGGGAACGCGCGCTAAACTATTGGCACCTGCTGATAAATTTTCACCGCCTCCTGAATACAACACAGGGGTTAATATGTGGAAAGCTTCTTTTGACAAGGACGATGCATTATACAATAATATGTATAATCCACCCAAATTAACAAACATGCCAACCTATCCGTCCAGGTATAGCTTATCCGGACAATTTAGTGAAAATGGACCACTAGCATCAAACGCTTATTTGGAGTAAATATGCAAATGCCAAGAACATATAATATATCATGTTGAATATATGATATATCATACTGAAATACTACAACGTACGTTTCAAGTATGCACTAATCGCATTGAGTATGCGTCCATCTTTAGCAACATAGACTAAATAGTTAAACAATATGAATAAATTGACAAATATAGAGGTGTTATACATGAACTGCTTTTGTATTCTGTGAACACGAATATCATCTACTTTGTTATAATTTTGGGCTTTCTTAAATAATGCAAACATTAATAACACAAGAGACAATGTAAACAAAAAGGCAGATTCGTTATGTAGGTCGTTGTGGTCTTTTACTTGTTTCAAGGATTGTAAAATGTAGAGGTTTACTGCCGCTAAAAATGAAATGCTCAATATACCATCATTAATGTCTTTTAATTTGTCATTTTCTACTTGTAAGGTGGAGAGACCTTCTGTAGTATTTATAAACATGGTTAGGTAAATATTTATTATGGATAAAAATATAAATGACATCCAAAAGTTCTTTTGACCTGAAGCATGGTATAAAAGTAATGAGGCAATTATCGTTCCTAGACTGACCATTACTATGAAAGGAATTTCAAGAAAATTAAAATATTTATTTGCGTATTGATTTTCCACATCTACCAAACTATAACCAAGTAATATAACACCTTCAAATTTATGCTGATTATCTAATTGTTTTTTCCAAACACCAGTGATTTCATTCGTTTTTACTGCGCGGTTTGTCTCAGTACTCACAGTATAATGCGCGTATATGTTTGTGCCATCAGGATATTGTGGTCCATGAAAAATAGTTTCAAGAAAATCAGGATTTGTCGTAAATAAACTAAAGAGAAAACTATAATTATTTTGCCTGGTTAAGTCTGTGTGTGATAATCCTAAATTATCGACATTTTTATTTGCTCTTAATATATATTGGGTATTTGTTAAATAGTTTGTTACTCCGTTGCGGACTCTTTCATATATATGAATGTCATATTCATAATTATTATAGGTAAAAACCGCATTTTTATTATTGTAATTTATCCAGTCGGCATAATCCATATGGTCTAACATTTTTATTCTAGACACAATCTCTTTTGCAAATGCATCGGATAATTCAGACTTATGGGCTAAATTGTATTTCAGTTGGTCCACATAGCTTCCCGTTACCAATGATTGCCAATTTAATATATAATTTTTCACAATATACATTTGAAGAATAACATAACAAACATAAACCCCAATTAAAATATTTTGGTCATTCATTAAAATATTTCGTTTAAACATGGTGCGTATTATATTATTTATAGATAATATAATATTTTGTGTGAAAAAATCAATACCCGCCGCTTATGTGGCATACATCAATCCGCAGTTACCACCCACAAAGGTAACTATATTTATTCTCTCTTCAAAAAAGTGCAAGTCAAAATTGTAGTCGTATATGCGCCAGGTTGGTTTATTAATGCCGATGATTTCTCCGCTCACTGGATCGCAAATCGTAAGAACTTGTGCCAGTGGATCCAACTGGGGGATAGTAGTATTAAACTCCAACTCAATGTTATTAAATCGGGTCATGTTGGTTGCACCCGCCGGCTGATTATCCCACAATATGGCTCCGGAATTCATACTATAACTATAACAATACAGCCCAAACGGCGCATATCCTAACGTTCGAAGATATTTTTCAATATAATTGTAGACACCCGCCGGCTGAAGATTCTCTCTGTATTCCCCATCAAACAAGATTCCAAGCTCAACTAAAATTGAACGCATATTTTGCGAATTGTAATTTCCAGATAACATTAGCCCGGTTTGATAGCCATCTGGGTTGACACCAGGACCAATGGGTACAACCACTGGACTCCCACTTGCGTCTAATTCAATCACATTATAACTGCCGTCTGTTGGCGCTGGTATCAAGTCCGACGGCAAATAGCTATACGGCCAGTTGGTATAATTGCTCCACTCGTTGCGCAGATTTGCATCACTTCGTTGAAAATAAAACAAGTAATCCGATACTAATCCTATGGAATCCAGCTTTACGCGGTTCGGGCCAGTGACATTGTAGAAAATATTCTCGTGTACTTGCTTAAATATATATTTTTGTTCATTCATTGCAAAAAGTCTAGATTCGTCATTAGAGAGAAAACAATAGGTACAATTTAAATGGATGTCGGCGTTCCATATTGCACGTTTATCAATATATGCTGCTGCATTCAATGAAATATCCGGTGGCGGTTGCACAAAACGATACATTTGCATATGTTCTAAATTGAAATTTGGCGCCACATAGGGATAATTATAAAAGGGGTCAAATACGTCACGAATAGTAAAGAGCTGATTAATTGGGCGAAAGGTGATATTAATATACAACTCATTGTATTGTAGCGCAATGAGTGGAAATGCGCTTTGTGTTTTATTACAGAACCAGGCATTCAAGGGAATATAAATAGTGCGTCCACGAATGGAGGGCTCTGGGCCGCTTGAGGCTGTTGTATAAAACGCATTTGGATACGAATTTAAACGCGCCCCGCTGCTGGCTGGATCACACATATCTATTGACCCGCCACTCATGTTATTAAATAATAGGCGTTTTTGTCCAGTTAAATCACGCTCAATTTGTGCCAATAAATAGTCTCCGGAGAATTCCTGTAATTTTTGATTACCACAGGTGATGGTCACCTTACTGATCATCTTTGCACCTAGATTATCTATCCATTTGAATTCATAGGGCGCCCATTTATTGCCTGTTTCCGGAGTCGGAGGATAAATCGGCGACCAAATATTGGGCATGTCTACGGATATGTAGGTGTCCATCAACAAATCGGCATATCTAGGTATCTTGAACGTAAAGGTTGATTCGTCGGTTAATTGCAAAGTCCGCGCACCCTCATAATCCACGCGGAATTTTTGCATTCCAAAATTGGTTATTTTAGAATAAGTCGTTTTGAAAAAAGTTTTTGATGGATTTCCATATAATATAATTGATTGCTGACCTTCACTAATTAATGATAGTAATCCTCCAGCCATAGCGTTATTAATATATAATAATATTATTTAACTAATTTATTTTGATAATATAATATC